TTCACATCACCAATCGGTTGCACGGCATCGGGTAATTGACTATCAAAACTAATCTCTAACGGGAAGTCAGTTGTCTGACCAAATATATGGTAATGTCTATCTCGTGAGTCTGTTTTAAGCCAAATCATTTTAATAATTTATCTATTTGTTTTGTGTTTTGTGCAATATCCTCTTTAAGTCCCGTAACTGTCAAAGAAAAAATCACTGCAATAAGGGTAGCAATAATACCCCCAACAATACCTACCCCTCGTATCCATCCTTTATTTGTTGCACTATCTATTTCAAGCGCGTTAACCCGTCCATTTGTTTTTTTTGTTTGCTCTTTAATTTCACCCAAATCCGACTTAATACCGTCATAGTGAGTTTCTAAAATAGTAATGCTTTTTCTAATATCAGACATTAAACCAGAGTTCTCCTTTTTAGTGGATTGAACTGCCATGTATACTATTTCTTGTATTTCTTCTGTGGTTATGTTTTTCATATTATTAAAATCCCATTCCAATACGCATCATATCTCCTGAATTGTATGATGTACCACTGGCAGTGTATGTTAATACTAAAATTCCTTGAGCACCTAGTCCTCCACTCCCATTATATGACCCACCACCACCTCCACCGTATAGTCCTCCTGTTCCTCCATTTGAGTTTCGTCCTCCACCTCCTGCGCCTCCACCTGCACCATGAGTAGCATCCCATGATGAGTCAGTTCCTCCTGTCGCACCACCTGCTGTACCAAGCACAGAGTCTCCACCTCCACCACCACCTGCGGTTCCTGCGGTTGGAGCACCACTGTTCGCAGCACCTCCCGTTCCTTTTCCTGTTCCACCTGTACCCTGCCCACCATCAGCACCTGCATTCCCAGAGGTTGCAGAACCATTTGTAGATGAACCACCATTTGACCCTCCACCACCTCCTCCAGAGTTGTTCCCGATATTTCCCGCACCACCGTTTTTACCCGCACCAACGGGACCCGCAGAACCTCCGCCACCAGTTTCAAGGTTTGTTGCAGTTGGGTCTCCATCTCCACCAGAATACTTTGTTGAACCAATACTTGAAGACGAAGAACCTCCTTTTCCATGCACACCATCATTTGCACATCCACATCCACTCCATACACCATCTCCACCACCTTTCGCACCTACCTGAACAGCGGTTCCTGAAATAGAGGCACAGTTTGAAGTTGAATTACAAAACCATGTATCACCACCGTTATTGGTAGATGTTCCTCCTGCACCAATAGATAATCCATAACTATTTCCAGGGGTTACGGTTATACCTGTTGTTTTTGCGTATGCACCACCTCCACCACCAAAACTACCAAGACTTGTTGCTCCTCCATGTCCACCACCTCCAATTGCCTCAGCAGTAACTGATGTTACTCCTGTTGGTGCTGTCCATGATGTCCCACTTGTTATAAATTCTACTGTCATATTGGTTCACGTAATGTTATTATTTTTCCAATTTTATCTTTATACACAGGAGCACATTTAATCAGTTTACCTTTTACAAAATCAATCTCCTTTATGTATGTTTCACTTTTATTCAGTGATGGGTCTGTACCATCAGTTGTATAAATAATTTTTGACTTTGGATCGGATGATAACAATGATATTCTTTCTGGTAATAAAGACGTTTTCTGTTTCTTGTTTGCCATTATGAAAGTAAGATTTACAAATCCATCTGTTTCATCAAATATCCACCCATTATCTGCGGTAGAGTGTTTAATGAGTCGCATGTTTGGTATCATGTCAGCACACCCATCAGGGTCTGCAATAATTGCACCTTGTACATATCCTTTATCATCAACAACGGCATATCTATCATCTTGTGGGATAAGACCAGTAATACTAGAAATCACATCCTGTAATGTGTGAATATCAGCATATTTATCTTCCTCAAAAATAACCATCTCTTCCCCATTTTTAACAGGAGATATAATAGGTATATCATTTGAAAGACCACTCACTCGTCTAATTCTTCCTGTTTTTTTACTGTAAATAACAGCAAATTTTGGTGATTTTGATTCGCCACAACAACCCTGTTCTGGTTCACCAATAAATTCTTTCACTGCTTCCATTGCACGAGAAAAAATCTTAAAACCACATTCTTTACAAAACCAATGATTACAAATACTACAATACTCGCAATCTTTTATCTGTTTACAGATATGACATTTTCCTATTATTTTTTTGCTTGTATTATCCATGATTAAAAGTTTTGTACATAACCTCCTAATACTTTAACTGCACCTGTTGTTGATGTCGCTTGTGTCACGGTAAACGTATATATGTCACATTTATTTGCAGTCGTTGTCTGTGTTGGTACTGTGCCTCCTGGCCATAACAACAATCCAGCAGGTGATGTTGCCCATGTCACGGTTGATGCCGTACTCCCTGGATTACATACTGGAATACGAACCGCTTGACCCGCATATAATCCTGTAAGTGTGAGTGTTGTAGCAGATGTGCCTAATTGGACAACGTGTTGGTTATATGTTGAGAAGTCAATTGTCATAGATGTAGAAGTTGCTGGTTTATTCTCAGTACCGAGTATGGCACCTGCAACGACAAATTTTGATACAGGGCTTGTTGTTCCTACTCCGATTGCACCAGCAAAAGTAGATGTCGCAGTGGTTGTTGTTGCGAGAATTTTCCCAACTGTTAACTGTGGTGTCCCTGTAGCGACAAGATTAGTTCCATTCCATGTTACTAACGCATTCGTAGAAAGTCCTGTTGAGTTGATGGAGATAGTAGATGCTGTTCCTCCAACTTGTGAACCAAGTGTTCCTGATGATGACAGACCATTACCTACCGCAATAGATGACGTAGCAACTGAGCCGAGTTTTGCTGGAGTAGTTGCATCTCCCACCCCTGTGTAGTATGGAAGTCCACCAAGTACAGGTGTTGCCGAAGTTGCAAATGCCCCAACAAGCGTACCTGAACCTGTAATGTTTAATCCTTGATTTTGGAAACCTGCACCTGCAACGACTGATGTAACGGTACCAGAACCCGATGGTGTACCACACCCAAACGAACCTCCTGACCATTGTAGGAAGTTAGATGAGTTACATGTCGTCAGTCCTGCCCCGAAGTATTGTGTTGATGAGGCATATGAGAACGAACCGAGTGTTGTTGATGAGTTTGCAAAGGTTTGTAGGGCTGTCCAACTATTTGCGTTACCAACGTTTAATCCAACGGTACGTGCGGTACTACCGTTATATGAGCCAGAAAATGTGAGTGATGCGTTTGTTGCGGTAAGACTGGCAAGGTTGTTATTAAACCCTGAAAGGTTAATTGATGATGAGGCGACACTGTTTAATTTACCTGTTGAACCGATATATGCAAAACCCTGTGAGAGTGATGGGAAGTATGTTGCATTACCGAATGTAGATGAAGCAGTAGAGAATAGCCCATTAAATCCAATGACAGTTGATGTTGCGTTGTACCCACTGTTCACTGTAAATGGAAATGCAAAGGTTGAACCTGTGTTTGTGATAGTGAAGTTTGGATATGTTCCTGTAACGGAAATACCAGTGCCGTTGTTAAGGACAACTGTCTGGTCTGGTGCGGAGTTTGTTATTTGTAGATTACCGCCAATGACTGAACGAACCGATGAGTCAAGCGATATGCCTGTTCCTGCTGATACCGTTCCTGTAGCAACACTTCCAAGCGTTGAGTTTCCTGTGACATACGCTACATTTCCCACTGTCCATGGTGTTGATGATGAAAGACCACTGCCTCCTGTGACAGTGAGGTCGCCAGAGCCTAATACCGAAGCACCATTGATAGTTTTGATATTCGTGCCAGAGACAAGTGTTGGTTGTACTGCAATATCACCAGATCCGATAATTGACGTAGAATTGATTGTTTTAAGGTCTGTCCCTGATACTGCTGTAGAGATAGGCTTAGTACTCCCATTACCAACCAGAATCCCTGTGAGGGCTGTGATAGCGAGATTTGTCGTTGTTGCATTCCCATTGTTAGTCAATGTGTTGAAGTTTGCTGTGTTGGTAAATGACTGTGTTCCTGCCCATGTATTCGAGGTTGTCGTGCCAAATGCTAATGAGAAGTCATTTGCGGTTAATTGGATAGGATAGGTTGCTGTGTATGTCGTACCAGATGGTGTTGTACATGTGAATACACCACTTGCCGTTACTTGGGAGACAAAATCACCTGAATTACATGTTTTTGCTGTGATGAGGGTATAGTCTGTACCATTCGATGCCGAGGAAATTGCTGTACCGTTACCCTTTAACATTCCTGTGATAGATGTGGACAATGTAAGAGCAGGTGTTGCACCTCCTGATGACGAACCTGCAAATCCGTTTGCTGAAGCGACTGAAATTGATGTAACAGGAGTACCAAAATCTGACACTTGTGACTTTGTGATTGAGAGGTTTGGGGCGGTCGTGAGGGAAGTAAATGTTGTTGTTGAATAATAGAGTGACTGGTTGAGTGGGGTATAGCCAAATAATGTTGATGTTGCGACTGGTGTATAAGTACCATTTGCATTACCTCGTGGAATAACACCATATCCTGTTGCCTGTGGGATAGTAACATTTACAGCAAATACACTGGCTGCAGTAAGTATAAAGACACAAAGTAAGATATATTTTAATTTTTTCATATTTAATAAATTGACCGAATAAATCCAACTGGCGGTACAGTCATTGTTACTGTTAAAGTTGATAAAGAATATCCCGCACCATCAAAATATATTGCACCATCTGATACTATCCATTTTGGTGTTGCAGAAACGGTAAATGTGACATTTGTTCCGTCTACTGTTCCAGTTGGTGTTTCAACTGCAATAGTTCCACTTGGTATCGCTCCACCATCTTTTATAAGTTTTCCAGTCGTACCATCAAACACTGCCAAATGTCCGTCTATTGCTCCCGTTGGACCTACGACATCACCACTTCCTGACCCCCCTGGGATAGTAACTTGTACAGTATCACCAGACTGCGTAGCGGTCGCACCAACTATAGTAAGGTTCTTTCCACGTAATCCATTAAAGAAGTTAGTAGTAACTGGTGTAGAAAGATTAGTAGTAACCATTCTCTGAATATCTGCTAGCCCTTCAATTTTTTCTTTCCTTATTAACTTTTTCGAAATGTTTATCTTCTCAGTTACTTGTTCTGGAGTATCGGGAGATCCGTCTTTGCCATCAATGCCATCTTTACCATTCAATCCATCAATTCCATCTCTTCCATCACGGCCATCTCTTCCATCTTTTCCATTTTTGCCATCTTTACCGTCTTGCCCTTTTTCTCCTTGTGGTCCTCGTTCTCCTTGTTCTCCAGTCTCTCCTATTTCACCCTTTTCACCAGGCGCACCGTCTTTTCCTTTTACTGTTTCAAGAACTTTATTAAGGTCTGGAACACTAGACTTAATTTCCTCAACTTTTGCTTCGAAATTGTCTTCCATTTCGAGCAGATGTTCTGCGATAGCCAAATCACCATCCTCAACAATCTTGACGATTTTTTCTAGTTTTCTTTGTTGTTTTGGTGTTAGTTCTTCCATTTTTGTTTAATTAGTGGTATATTACCAATATGGTCTATTTAATTTTATTGATTTTGTCTCCGATTATTGTATCCATATTGTTTGGTATATATGGTGTATTCATTAAGTATTTCGTCATATCACTCATTTCCATCAATAAGGCTCTTAATAAATGCTCCACGAGCAACTGGCGACAGTCTATCAAGAACTTGTTTTAATGTGTCTTCTGCAAGCCCTGTATAAGTGGCTATGTTTTTCACTGTATTTGGTGTAATAACTGCTGATGTGACACCCCTAATCATTTCAGATATAGATGTACCCACCTGATTTGCTCCCATTGATTTATTCATAATTTGACGTGTCGCTTCTGTTGCACGGAATTCGTCTGAGTTGATACCAATTCTTTTCAAGAAATCATCTGTAGTCTTAGGGTCAAGACCCTTATCGGCAAACAGTCCTTCAAGGTTTTTTGCTACTCTATTTATCTCACTAGTATTTTTAAATTGAACATTTCCAAAAATCTTTTCAATTCCTTCTGTAAGTTGTAAATCAGTAGAATACTTTTTGTTTATTTCTGCGAGTTTGTCAGTAGATTGATTGATAGCATTCTTTACTCCCTTTGAAAGTTCATCTATAAAAGCATTAAATGATAATCTCTCAACATCACTTCCAGTTGTCTTGAACCGAGCATTGTCTATTTTTTCGAGTGTCTGTCTTAGTGAATACCCGTCTAGTTTGGTTTTTGACAAAGTATCAATCAAATTTGATGCTTTTTGTAGTAAGGTCGGTGAATTAAACTCAACATTATCTAAATATCGAGTGTTTCCTTTTGTTGATATTCCAAAACTATCAAGTACTGGTTGAATTGATTGCCTAAATGTCGTTGGGTTTATATCCTCTGCTTTTAATGCTTGCAGTCCTTCACCAAATGCTTTTGATGCCTCCTTTCGTATTTGTGATACACCATTTACAATTGTTTTTGCATTATTTTCTAGGACACTTTCCTGCCCATTTTTGACAATTTGCTCTGATGTTTTAATCGCAGTTTTTGGCTCTTTTATTATTGATTCGAGTGTATTACTACCAACACCTGACAACTCAGAACCAAGACCTTTGAATAGTCTACTCATTATTCCTTTTACTGGTGATAACACTTTTCCAACGACAGGTAATGCAAGTTCTGTTCCTACAGCAATCCCAGTACCTGTTCCAACTTTTCCTTCTTGAGCAGTAGCAACCGCACCTGATGTAAGTGCTTTTTGACCCAAATTAAGTGCTTTTTCTGCGAGGCTTGCTCCTTCTGCTACTTTTCCTATTTTAGATGCTGGGATAGCAAATTCAGCAACTTGTTCACCAAATTTGCCAACCTTTTGTGCTGTATTAGTAGGTGCTAGTTGTTGTTCTGTGAATCCTGTCTCTGGTGTGTTTATCCCTACTGCATTTAACCCAGTTTTGACTGGTTGTAAGGCAAGATTACCTATATTCTGTAAGGTATTTGCCGCTCCTTTTACTGCTCCAATACCAACATTTGCTAATCCTGACCAGATTGAATCTGAAAGAGGTTGTTTTGGTTGCGTTGTCTGAGATACTTGCCCGTCAGTTGCACCATACTTACTAAAATCAGTAGTTTGTGGGGTGCTTGTTATTTTTGCTTGATATTTTGAAAAGTCTGTAGCCATATTAGTATTGTATGGTTAATCCATCTGCTTTCGCTTTTGCTAAGGTATCTGCATCAACTACCACTTCTGCTGATTCACCTGTTTTTGGATTCACAAGTGTTACTTTTTGTGGTGTTCCGAAACCAATGTTTGCCTCAACAAGTGTCTTTCTGAATTCTTCTCTGCTTTGACTGAGGCTCAATTTTGTGGAAGCATCTGCTAACAACTTTCTTTCAGAATCAGAAACTTGTCCTTGTCCTTTTAATAATTTGACATTATCAAGAGACAAAAGCGATTTGAGATTATCAAATTGAACGGTGAAATCCTGTATTGGTGTACCTCCTACTAAACCAGTGACAAATCTTGAAACACCAGTACCGAATCCAACGGCACCAGTCGCTCCCCCCTCATTAAACTTATCAAGCAACGCTTTTGCAGAATCTTTTGCCTGAAGTTTTAGTTCTGATGTTTGTTTACCTGTTGTAGGGTCAATCACGACATTCCCAGCAGCAGTTGCCTGTTTTATCTTTAACTCTTCTTTTGAGATAGCCATATCAGAGTAGACCTTTGCTGTTTGTGCTCTTGATTGTGCAATCTGTGCAACTTGTAACGCTATTGCCTGTGGGTCATTCTGATACTGTCCTACAAGCCCGAGTGCTTTCTGCAAGTCTGGTTGTTCTTTGTTACTTTCAGCAAGGGCTTGCTGTGCTGCATACTGTGCTGCGGGTTCGTCAGGATTATTTTTAAGAGCAGCTGTTGCCATTGCAATAATTGACTTTTTATCCTCTTTTGCGTTATCAATCTTATTCTGTCTGTCTTGAAGTTGTGCTTGAACTATTGCCGCTTGTGCTTTTTCTTGTTTTGAAAGAGTTGGCATAATTGCCTCTAATTGAGCCTTGTAAGCGTCTATTTCTTGCTGTTGTTTTTCATATTGAGCAGTAGCCGCCTTATCAGCCGCATCTTGGGCAAGTGCCAATTTCCCCTGAGCACCAAACAATGCAGATTTAACCGTAAGTGATTGTGTAGCGATTGCGCCTTGTTTGATTTGGTTTTGTCGTAATTGACTTGCTGTAATTGGAGCCAATCCTCCAGTAGTTATTCCTTTACCAGCAGCCATTTCTTGTGTCTGATTTGGAATAGTATATTGTGCTTCATTTTGAAGTGCAGTTGCTTGGTTATTTAGTCCCTCTAATTGCGTGTTGAGGTCATTAAAAACTGATCGTGCCTGAGATACACCATTTGCCTGTTCTGCTTCATTTTGTAGAGTTGTTTTAGTTTTGTTACCACCTATTAAAGAGGCAATCTTTTGAAGTAGAGTTTGTTGTTGTTGTTCTGCGGGCGTAGCAGTCGCACCTTGATTGATAATATCTTCTGCTTTTGGAATAGCAGTACCAAGATTAGCAGATACACCATTCGTAGTAGGAGTTGGAGCAGGATTTAGATTAAAGGAGTTGTTGCCCAAAGAAGAAGCGTCAATTGTCTGATTGACTGGTGGTGCAAGATATGTCTCTTTTCCTGTATCTGCACGTAAAGTTGGTATTTGACCATTTGTCAGTGTTCCCCCAGAATTTAGATATGCTTGTGGTGATGAAGTGTCCATATTATTTCTTTAGTAATCCTAAGTTTTTTAAATGCTTTACTATATCTCCAATGGTATAATACGTTGTACCAATTGTTCCATTAAAACCATTTGATTCTGTGACAGTTGTACCACCGACAGTTGTCATGCTTGATGTTGTTCCAGTTGATGATGGTTGAATAATTGGTTCTACTTTATAAAATCCAAGTTTACTACCTTTGTGTTGTATAGATCTTTCAAAATTATATCTATCTGGGTAAACAAAAAAATCAATGACTTTTTTAAGTTGGTCTATTTGCGATTTTAATTGGATTATTTCTTGTTCCATTATATTGTAAGGCTAGTTGATAGAATATCGTATTTGTATGATAATCCTGTTATTTCTGCACCACCTGTTGATTCGATTCTAAACTGAAAATTTCTTCCTGCTGTAAAAGCATTACCATTTTCATCTTTTGTCCTTTCAGTAACAACAGAACCTGCTGTTGTTTCTGTAAACACCGTTGTCCATGAACCATTATCAGTCTTGTATTTTAATGTCACAGACGCTCCTGACTGGAGTGGCTCGTAATGGAGTGCAAGTGTAAATAGTTGCTTATTAAGTAATCTGTCATGCCCATATACTCTTCCAATAACCATTCCAGGATTGATAACAGAATCATAAGTGGAAGTAGCATTAAATTTTCCAGTTCCAACTCCGTTATTAGTACACGTAAGTGTCCCAACTGTAGTATGTGCTATTGATACAAAGTCTCCAAGGATTGCTGCCGCCAAAACGCCAGTGTCGCTATTATCATTAGTCGCTATCCGCTCCATATTTACAGAATATGCTCCTGTAATTTTATTTTTACCAACTGACCATAGACCATAGTATGAATCAGATATGCCGTCATTTGGTACTATGTTTACAGAAAAATACATTCTATTTTTATATATAAAGTTTACATTTTGATTGATGGTCAATGATGGTGAAGACGAAGAACCGACAATGTGATTTGCAATAAGTTCTTTTATTAAAATAGGCTCTGTTCCACCTGCGTATGCTTTAATTTGTATTGAGTCCGAATCTTGAGTTGACCCATTTGGGGATGCTGATACTCTCGAGATGCCAATTAAAACACCATTGAGATTATTTAATACTTTCAATTGTCCTTGCCCCCAGTTGATACTTTCGTCAGCCGTTGTAAGAGAGGTATCACGACCCCATAAATAAACAATAGACCCGCCAACACCGACTCCATTTAATGAATAACCAGGAATAGCAAGATAATTCCCGTAGTTTGTAAGACACGGAATTGTATATTGTGTTGGGATAGTAAATTGAGCGGTATTGAGAGTTGAAGAAAGAGCATATGTCGATATCTTATTATCATATGGAATATATAAGATTTTATCTTTTGGATGAACAAACCCCTGCCCTATATTCGTGAAAGTTAATGCGTCATTGGCGCTTGAATTTGCTCCCAGTTTATTTCCTCTGCGGATGTTTCCAGTCTCTGCCCAAAACATTGTTCTATCAGTTGCTGGATTTGTTCCTACATCAATATATTCCACCAGTAAATTATATTTCGGTGTGGCACCGCCAGTTTGTCCTGTATTTGGAATTGCTTGCCATCCATCAGATGCACCATAACCGCTACGTTGCCATAGTTTGCTTGCACCAGAACCATTATCTCCCACCCCATACATTAAGCCATCAGAAGCAACAATTATGTTTCCTATTCCCGTATTTGCAGTATCTGCTGTCATCCCTCGTAGTGGTTTTAATCTGGTTGGGTATGTAAGTGTGTCAAAATGTTTGGCAATAGTAAACTCATTTGAGTGTCCCTCATATCTGTCGTTTGCAACTGTATCAAATCTATTGATGTGTATCAGTTTCATTAGTTTTTTGTTTGATTAGTTTCGCTTGAAGTATTCTTAGAATTGTTCGACCATGTTGTACTACTCGGTGTCTGATTGGTTTCAACAGATGTATTTTTATCTTGCTTAGTCCATTTTTTGAACCACGTCAATGTGGTATCAAAACCAGTTAGTATAAAATACCCAACAGAAGCAATAATCGTTCTGCCATAATTTAGAATTGAGTTTTGTCCAGTTAAAGTAAATGAACCAAACGATGCTGTAATTGGATAATCTAAAGGTGCTTTCAAAGAAATAATTATTCCAGTATTCTCTCCAGCATTCATTGTTTGTGTCAGAGACTGACTACCTGTGCCAACAGTTCCGTTTGAGTCAAATATACGTGTTCCACCGATTTGACCAGCACCAGTGGTCTTTGTTGTTCTACCTGTTGAACCAGATAGACCATTCGAGTTTGCTGTTATACCAGCAACCAACCAACAGTTTGCTGATACCACTGTTGTTGTTTGAGTCGTTGATGTAGATGTATTGGTTGTTGAGGCATACGAATCTGGTTGTGTTGCTGTATTTGCTCCTGCATATGAAACTGCGTGAACTGTAAATCCCCCAGTCCCAGTTGGTCGTGTAGCCGTAAGGGTGTTTGCGCCAGTTGCTGGGCTTTTTAAATACCACATCTGACAACGCACAAACCCAGAAGCCCCGTCTTGGGAAGTTATAGAAGTTAAACTTACGCCATTATATGTCACAGAAGTAAGGTCTTCCACCACGTCATTAACAGTAAAGACAACAAGTACATTTCCTGATGTATTTGTAAATGAAAAACTGTTGGTCGTTGAACCAGAATTTTCTTGTTGCCCTGAACTGTTAAATGAAAGCGCCATATTATGCTATTTGGAGTAATCCGTTAGTTCCATCAAAGTCTATGGTAAGAGTATCCGTATCTTGTAAAGTTATTGAAGACCCGTAGTTATAATATCCAATTAACTCCTTATTTGTTGCTGTGTCGTTATAAATATAAATATACTGAAATGGTCCAGTTGTTCCACCAGAAGAAGTAAGTGTAATATCTGAAATTACTAACTTGTATGTTCCACTTGTTTGAGCGGACGAAGTCGTTGTTAGATTTCTTGTCGAAAGATTTGTATAAGAAACTTCTGTTAAGTCAGACAATTTCGTCCACGAAGAAGTATGTGCTGTGTTTGTTAAAGCAATTTTTAATTGGTCTGAACCAAGATTGTGTACTTTTTCTGCGACCGCTTCTACAAATGAGTTGATTTTATTAAATGTTGCCATATTATCTAAAGAAGTTATAGCCCATATTTGGCTGTCTTGCTCGTAATGAAATATGTTCGTCTTTATTTCTTAATGCGTAATCATCAAGTAATGCTTGTTCTTTTTGCTGGATTGCCGACATCAACTGATTTGCATTTTTTAATCCGTTTGCTACCGCATAATCATAGGCTATCCAATATGGGATAAGGTCGTGATAGAGGGCATTAAATCCTGGAAACTTTGTTGTATCACCGACAACAAAATAACTTGGTCCTCGCTTAAACCATATTTTAAGTGATGATGCCTGTGAATAGTTTGGTTTTGGATAGAGAAACACAGAACTTCCAAGTTTATCATAATACATTGGTGTTCCTGATGATTTTAGATAATCAGTTAAAGATTGGTTATATAAGTCATTTTGGTCAAATGGTTTTAACAATATCCAATTACCATCTGAATTTTTTAATTCTACTCGTGTAATAGATAAGTGTGATGTTGCAAATGAATAATCCTGTTGGTCAGCCACAAGAGCGGTGGTCGCAATGGGTAAATCAGTGTTATTAGTATCATCAAATTGCCACCGAGTATCTGCCTGAAGAATTAAAGACTCAACTCGCTCAAGGGCATTATTTGCTAAGACTACCATTGTCGCATCGGGTAACGATGTGCTGTTGGTATTGGTTAATAGATACGCTTTTGTTTTTATATCGGTATAAATCATTGGCATAATTATACCAACATGCATCAAAAAGAGTGCTTAAAATGTACACTAATAATTATAAAATGGCTATAAATATGGATATAATTGACTTATAAACACACACATATTGTTTTTTTATTAAAACAATGTATAGTATATGTGTTATCAAGTAATATATAAAACACATGAAAAAAATAATATCAGGGTTATTTTTAGGGATGATATTGTTTGCAACACAAGTGCATGCAGATGATACTGCATCACTTACTTTACAACAACAATATCAGCAGGCATTAACAACTTTAATTGGATTACTCCAAAAACAAGTTGATATTCTCATGGGTCAACTACAACAAATGCAAGTATCACAAAAAAACATTGAAACCAAGATTGATACGGTTGCTCAGACAGTAACCCCGACAAATTATGGTTCAGTCACAACTCCAGTTGTTCATACACCAAAAATATCACAACTTGACGTTTATATAGAAAAATCAGCAGATACGGTATCTTACCCACATGGGTTGTACATGCTATTTGTCAGTGCAAAAGACCAAGATGGAATAATGATGAAAGATGTAACGGTTCACTTTAATAACCCAGAAGATAATCTATTTAAACCAGCGCCAGGTGATTTTGATAGACAGGTCAGTGGTTCGTATGGTATAGAAAATCTCCCAGTCGCATCATTTCAGTATATACCATCAACATCAGGTGAAAAAACTATTACATTTACTGCTGGTGAGATAAGTACAAGTACCGTTATTACTGTTCAGTAAATAGTTTATCTAACATAACAGCCAATATCTCACCAATTTGGCTGTTTTTGTATTGCCAATTTTCTTTTATAAACTTATATGCATTCTCTCCAAGAGTTTGTCGTAGTTTTTTGTCTACAATAAGACTTTCAATCTTTTTTTCCCACTCATTTGATCTCGCAAGGAGTCCAGTAACACCATCTTCGATGGTATTTTTACCCTTAATTGGCATAAAATATGGGTAAACACGACTTGCAACAACAGGCATTTTGAACATCGAATACTCAAGCCACTTAATATGTGATTTACAACGAGTAAATGCCGTATCAACAAGTGGAGCAAGTGCAATATCCCATGCTTGTTGGCCAAGCCATGCAGGATAGTCGTAAAACACTGATTCGGCAGCACCAACTTCAATACGAAGTAACATGTCATCAGTAAAACCTTTGAAATAGACTGGTATTAAGTCCTTTTCAATTGAACCAAGCAGTTGAAAGTGCAAATTATCATACTTCTTCATCAAGTTTTTGATTGCTGGCATAATCATTTGCAGGTCATCTTGATGAGAATTTGAACCAGCATACCCAAGTGTAATAATTCCATCCTTCCACTCTGGTTTTACTTTTTGTTTCCAAAACTTTACATCATTCATATTGGGAATAACATAGATATCTTTATCTATTCCGTGCATCAGTTTGATATGAGCCTGTATTTTCTCTTTAAGGGGAAAGGTCGAGGTGGTAATTGCATGTGCAAATGAAAGAATTGTTGAAAGCATTGCCCGTTCACGTTTACCTGGACCAAATCTGTCGTACAATTTGTTTGTTTTTGGTATATCAAGGTAATTGTCATCAATATCAAACACTATTTTCTTCTCATGTTTCTGGGCGGCACAGTACATTGCGGTAAACACTCGCTCATCAGAGAAATAGTTAGTCCAAAAAACATCATACTTCTTAAATATATTGTCCCACTGTTCTTCTAATGTATCGCCAAAATTGTTCTTTATATCACCCATGAGGTCAACTGTATGACCTTTTATCTGCTCAGAAGGCATCTTGATGCGATAGTATCCCAAAGGACCATAGGTATTCAGTTTTTTACGCTGTGGTGTGTAACCAGAATCAGCAAAATGTGCAAGTATTTTTAGTTTTTTCATTTTGTGTGTGCAAAAATCTCTGCATCACCACTTTCCTTAATGGCGTGCGTTGGGTTAATTTCAATGAATAAATCGTTGATGATATTACATGGTAATCCCACAGTATTAAGAGAATACATAAAACTGATTTGGTCTCGGCATGAATAACGTGAATACTCGGCAAACCATGATTCGTTAAATTCTTGAACCTTATCTGTATGCCTACGAAATATAATTCCGCACTCTGCTAGCCCTATGTGTTTTGGAAAACCAATATCCTCGTATGCTTTAACCTGTTCAATAATAATTTCTGGGTCGTCCAGTCTCTTAACCGCGCACTTTGTTGCCTCATCATACAAACAATCACGTGTTGGGTGCTTATACACTGCAATATCATGGTCTTTTAAATGTTTTGCAATGAGTTCTTCTGGTGATTTGAGGAGTCGTATATTCCCATCAATCCAAATACTATATTCATTTGTAGTGAACAGGTGCGGTAAGAGTTTTGGTATACGAGAGTTCCTCCGTTCGTCTATGAAAAGTTTTTTATTTGGCTGTACTCTCCATGTTGGTGATAGATATGGAGTATCAAGAAAAGCCACAAAGTCCGCCTTTCCCTTGTTTTCCTTGTCTTCCAACAATGTATCTTTTCCTCCAGTAATTGATGTAAAAATTGAAATCATATAATTTTATTATCTTTCAAATACTGCAATCCCGCATCCTCATATTGAGTGTTCTGCCCATGTGTTCTCGATATGAAACCACGTTCCCCCTCAATACAATATGCCGATACACGATAGCATGGAGACATCATTGCTACTCGTAGATTGTGCTTTTTAATAATCTCATTCAATGGATACACAATGTTATTCCAATCATTTAACTCAAGCAAATCATCTGGGTTGTCTGTCTTCCCGATTCTATCAAGGGTAATCCATGACAGGTCAAATTTACCACCAAGCAATTTAAGCACCTTTGGCTTGAAAAACTCAAAAGAACCTCGTATGGAGCCGTATGGAGCCCCAGGAGAGTTAGTACAGATATCCCACTTCTTGAAATTAGGATCTTCAATTGTATCTATAAATACACGGTTATTTAAAATAAGATTATCATCATGGGTAAATAGAAAAAGGTCGTAGTCTTTATAGTTATAATCATCAAGCCATTGGTTTGTACACCCCCAGTCCCCAACAGTATTTGGGTATTCTTTATACACCCACCCAAGATTTTTTATGACTTCTTTATTTGCTATCTCTTTATAGAGAACCTTATCAAGTGTTCCTCTCGTGTCATCTGGATATGACTGTACTTCATTTGCACCTTGTGCATGAATAGGGTCTCTATGAGACACACAAAAATAATGTGCTTGCCAGTTGTCAGGTAGACTTTGTTTGAGCATTGATTCATAAAAGTGAAGAGGATAATGCCACCCACTACAAACTACAGCAATATGTTTTATTTTATTGGTTTTAGACATACGTTCATTTGTATATTATTATTATCAATCACTTCTACAATAAATGGTTTGAACCCGTAGTGTCTGCCGTATTGTTCGTATCTCCTATGCCCAAATTGCATATAGGTAAATGACTGGTCTGTGAATCTGCGACAGTCAAGTGGGTCTTGCCATGCCGCTGGATTTGTCACGAGTGGGACACGAATATAAATACATCCGTTTGGCTTAGTAATTCTCCACAAATCGTTCATTACTTGTACAAATGTTTGTGGAAATAAAATCTGTGTCAATACATTGTTACATAACACCTCATCAAAGGTATTATCACGAAAAGGGATGCATTCTGTGATATCTGCCACAACATCAGGGTGAACATCTGGCGATATGTCTAAATTAGTATACCCATCTCTTTTATCGTTTCCACACCCGATGTTTAATTTCATAGTAGTATTTCAGTATGCAAGACTCTATTGGGATTGACCATATAGTGTCTTTTATCGTTAGTAACTAAGTGTACTAGTGTATCCTGCCATACCATCACAACCCCAACCAGTGTTAATTTTGTCCCATTGTCATAATGGATAACTTGCGTGTGTTCAGCACACTTTGGTTTATTTGGTAGTTTGAAGTTCATTGAATTTGTTTATCATCCCACACACATGTTTTACATCATTTTCGGTTACTTTTGGATTGATTGGAAGACACAGATATCGTGGTTCTAACCAATTCATATTTGGAAGATTTTGTCTTTTACCACCAAATACTTTGTAGATATCGTTTCGTAAATGGACAAGATTGTTTTCAATACCATACTCCGTAAGATACTGTGCGAGTTCATCTCTGTGTTCTGAAATAATAGTCACAAGCCAGTATGACCCTCCCGCAATCACGTCAATACCTTTCAATAACTTCTTATATAGTTCACCTAATTTCTTTCGGTGAGCAATAACTTTTGGTAAATCTGGTAGTGCAGCAAGTCCAAAGCAGGCATCAATATCAGTTGGTTGATATTTATACCCTGCCTCTTCAACATCAAAAGTCATCTCCCGCTTCTCCCATGCTTGGTAATTGTGCTTTTGTTTCAAAACCCTATCTATTCCAAACCATCTTAATTTCTTTGCTCTTTGATATGTTTTGCTATCGTTGAGAACAAGCATACCACCATCACATGTTGTGATATGTTTTATTGCTTGAAATGAGTAACAAATATAATCTCCTAATGTATGAGCGTGATGTTGAGCAGAGTCGGTTATTGTCGGTATGCCATGCTTCTTTGCTAGTCTATATATTGCAGGATTGGCTGGTATACCGCCCATGTTCACGACAACAATTGCTTTGGTCTTTTTCGTAATCTTTTTCTTTATATCTTCAATATCTGCATTGAAATTCGCATCTATATCGCAAAACACTATTTTTACCCCACGTCTTTTAAGCCCCATTTGACCAGCAGAACAATTAAATACAGGGACAATCACCTCGTCACCTTTCCTAAGTCCTATGAGGTGGTAGGCAAGTTCTAGTGCTGATGTACCAGAGTTTACAAACAGTGGATATTTATATTTTAATGCTTTACCAAATGCTTGTTCAAACTTGACAACTTTTGGACCTTCTCCAAGCCACCTCCCAGAAAGTGAATCTGCTATCTCCTTAAGGATTGCTTTCTTAGGAATATAAGGCCAAAATAGGGGAATTTTATTTTTCTGCATATAATTCTTTTAAACCATCAACCTTGGTAAGAAAGTCTTTTAATCTTTCTACTACTTCTTGCTTAGAATACATTGCTTGCATATATCCGTTAGGAAATATGTAGCGGTATGTCGGATCTGAAGTATCTTTTATTTCTTCTGGGATAGGTGGCAAATCATAATTCATACCCTCAAAGTAGATATTACACAAACCGACACTATTGCCATTATCTGCTCGTCTATTCATATTCTGCACAATGGTAAAACGAGGGTCAATTGCTTGTATCTCTTTTTCAAAATCAATATAGTTCATTATAGTTTTTCTACGGCTTCTAATGTTTCAATAAATGAGAGTAACAAAAGAAACATCACAGAAGCAACGCTTTGTGTGTCTCTTTTTTCAATCTTAATCTTATTCCCATACGTCTTGCCGTCTTTCTCAAACGTATATCCAATAAACCCATTTCTTGCGAGTATGGAGACTTCTGTCCCTTTATAATCAAACTGAGATATTTTGTTCATAAATAGATTACTGCCTGAATGTCTTGGCTACACCGATTCAGGCGAATGTAGCCAAGAGCAATCTTACTTCTAATAATACCACACATTGTTTACAAAACAAATGTGGATAACAGATTAAGATACATCAAACCCTCCTGTTGCACCAGTCTTAAGGTTGATCAACCAACTTGGGTTAAGAGTCTTAACTGCAAATGGCATCTTCCAACCGACTGTTGAGAACATATCCAATGGGTTATCTGTCGAATTTGAACCTGGATTCTTCACATAGACCATAGGTGCATTGTGTGAACCAAGGTTGACAATTGCGTATGCGTGAGCACCAAAGATGAAGTTTGAGTACACGTTTGCAATGTTTGTAGCAGATGTTGAGAAACCTCCAGTCAAAGCGTAGTGCTGGTTGTTTGTCTCAACAAATTCTACTCCGTGCAATTTACCGACAACTCCTCGCTCAATAGCATCTGAAGTTGTGTATCGGTGTGCATCAAGCCACTCTGAGTTACCCATCAAATCCATTGCTGTATCAGGACCAATGATACCTCGGTAGAGACCTCCAGGGAATCGCTGTGCCTTGTTTTTCTTCAAGTTCTTTACAGTGATTCGAACTTCGAGACCTGTCAAAGTATCTGTGGTGTGAATTGTTGTAATTGCAGTTGCTGATGGAGCACCAGTTGCTGTTGAAGCAATCTGATTTGTCGCACCTGTAACCAATTCAGCACGGATAAGTTGGTCAATAGATTCACCTGCGTTCTGACCATGTACTGAAACATGCTCTGTGAGTCCTGTTTCAATTGCTGTCATTGAGTAGAGTGAACCGACCTGTGTATAGTTACCATAATCTGCAAGAGTAGTTGACACGTTTGTTGCTGTCATATCTACTGCTGTAGGGTTTGCTGCTTCTGACAAAGCGGTGGTAACAATTGCGAGTGGAGTAAATCGAGTAAAGACGATTGACTTACCTGAGTTCAATGGGATGTTTTTAACATCTGCACCGAAATCATGTCGAAGTTCAATCTTTGCTCGCTCTAGGAACACTCGGTCGTACCATAACTGCATTGTCGCTGTAAGTCCTGGGTTTGAACCCTGGGCCGCGGTTGTTGTTGACATGTTTTATAATCTACAACCCGCCAACTAATAAACTAATAATGTTAATAAATTAGGCGTGAGGTAGGATTTTCTCTAATTCCTTGGTATCCATATTTTTCAACATCTCTGGTGTATATTTTCGTTCTACATCTGATAGTTGAGATGACGAGTTGGAAGTTCCATTGGCTGCCATTTCGGCTGCTCTTTGTTGCTTCCGTGCTTCTATTCCAAGGGTAATTGGGTTATCTTTGTCTTCAAGGATTTTGCGCCCACCATTACTGATGATAACGTCAATTTCCTTTTCATCATAACCCTCACGATAGAGTTTAAAAGCATCGTCTCTAAGGATATCAATCGGCTTTAGAGAAGGATTAGTAATAATTTCTTTCTGTGGCTGTTTCTTTGTTACATCATAAGCAATTGCTTTGCGCTGTAACTTAGTAAACTCTGCCTTACTAAGAGTCACTTGGTCAGTTGACTCTGTTGTCTGTTCTTCCTGCTCTACGACAACCTCTTGAGCATTTTCGTTTTCATTTTCCATAAACGATAATGTTATACGTTCAGGCAGGAACGATACTGTTTGTATAAACTCGTTTTTGGTAAGGTACGATAACCAAATAATTAAACTTTGTAAGTTCCGTTCAAGATTGATGTAATCGCATTGATGACATTTGTCTGCTGTGTCGAAGTCAACAAGTTTCTATTTCCTCGATACCAGTTTATGACTAACTGTACTAACTCCTCACCTTTATCATTAGATGATGCTGTCATGTACGGGTTTTGTGAATCTCGTTGTGGCATATTATTGACCAACATAACCCGTAGGTTTGCCAGATGTATTATCGGTTAAATACTCTTCTGATACAGGTACATTTTCGTATTGTGGACCAACGGCAATCTTTGTAAACTCTGTTGGTTTGATTGCACCAGTGTCACCCCTCTTATCAACCATGACAATCCTTCCATTGGTCTGATTAGGGTCACCGCCAGCAACAATAACTTCTGGCACTACTGTCTCGTTATTCTCGCTCAAATTTGATGTTATTTTTTCTGTCATATGTTTTATTAAATTGATGCCTCATCATACTCACCAGATTCCTTTGGCATCTGTGAGGTAGACTGGCTCACATTTGGATATTTATACTTTGCTGATAAGTTTGCACTACTTGCGGTTGTGTCCAGTGTATTTGCATCAGAGTTCTTAGTATCTGCTGTTTTTGTACTAATGATTGTTGTACCTGATGGTGCAAATTGTGCTGTGCCAACCTGATACATTTCCTCGGGATCGTTTAAATCCTTTGAGGTAATATAATTGACACCACCGCCAGTCCTTATTGGACTATCATATCCTCCTACAAATGATTTCTTATTTTCCATTTCTCCTACTGTATTTTCCATATTATTATTTTTTAGCTCTTAATTTTTTAAGAATGGCACCTGCTACTCTTTTACCTGCTTCTTTTGACCCATATTTTTTCCCTACTTTTTGGGCTATTTTGCTGAAGTTTTTACCTTTTTTGCCTATATCTTTGCCTTTCACGGCTTGTTTTGCACTATATGATTTCATTTGAATTGATTAGTTTTTTGATAATTTTTTGTATTTCCTACGAACCCACTTGCCTCTAAGAACTTACACATTTGTTCATAGAGCATTGTTCGACCTATTAACTCCGCCTTTATATGTTCCGCTGGTTGAGTTAAGTCTACATCTTTCATCTCAATCAAAGGATTAACATAATCCATAATCAACTGTTCCACATTTTTCCAATCTGGGTCAACAAAAAACTTTTCTCTTATTACTTTTAAGTCAATCATACGGTTTGTTGTTGGTTAGGTGGAATAATTTGATTCGTTGGTTGTTGTGATATTTGTTTTTGTATCTGTCCTTGTTTTTGCGATGCCAACTCTAATTCTGCTGATGATATACCTATTGCATCCGCCTGTTTTCCAATAAAGAGGGCGTATACTGGGTCTTGCATCTTTTGTGGGTCATATTCTGCAATCAATGCTTGTATATTCTGTGCCAATTTACTTGGGTCTGCTTGTTCATTGGTAATGATGAAATCAAACTCAAACTCTGCATCTTGGTAGAAGTTCTCTTTGATCTTTAAATAACGTGACTCGCCAAGTTTTCTATATTCTCCCTTTGCTTTTTCAATGAGTGCCTGTTGGTCTTCAAGCGCCATAAATGTACCAGAGAGCAACATTTTCTTTACATAATCGTTTGCATATACCTCCGCTGCCGCTTCATCAAGTTTATCTAATTCCTGCGCAGAGCCAGTAAATCGCATAATATGTTCTGGTGTCAGGTCTTTCATTAACTGTGGCATGACCAAATCATTAAAGAAATCCTGCAGAAATAACCCAAGATTCTCTTTCTTAAATGCGTATACTGTTGTTCCTTGTGAAACAGCAATCTGTGTTTGCCCAAGTGTCGCTTGTGTATCTACATCTCCGCGGATTGCTTCATACGCAAATGATAATGAATCAACTTGCGCTTGATATGATGATTCTTCATCTTTAAATGCTGGTAGATTTCTCTCCTCATTTGCGACTGGAGTAATTCCATCACTTCCATCCTTCTTCACCATATAATCTCCACTTTGTAGGTCGGTGTAGATGTTTTTAACCATTGATTGTGGCCCTTGAAAGATGTGCATTGAACTAATCTCCATTGAGACTCGTTTTTGGTTCTTTAACTCGTTGATACGAGTCTGCACATCGAATAACATCTCAACAATACCCATACCGAGCCATCGTCCTTTTACTTTCATGTAATGGAAATCTTTGAACGGCCATTCTTTACGCCATAATGACTTAAAGAGTATAACTCCCGCCTCACCAGTTACCTTACTTGTGTCTTTGTTTTTATAAAGCAAATCAGCACCTGCAACAATGAAGAGAGAACGAACTAATTTATCACCTTCTTTTGTTCCAGGTTGTAGTTTATCATCCACCCACCATTGTGGCACCTCACCATATCGTTTGTGAACCTTTATGTATGGCGATGACTTCATTAAGTTGATATTTCCTTGTCTATCTTCATATGTAGACTGTGCATTTGGGTCTGAAAATCTTTCAATCGCTTCATCTACGTTGTCCCAACCACTGTCTCGCAGTTCTGTTGGTGTCATGTAGTGAATTGTCGTTACAAATCGTGATTTTCCAATACTATCAACTGTTGGGTCTATAATTAAACGTCTTAAATCAACAACTTCTGCGCCATCTTTCGTCTTTTCGAGTACAACACTACCAAAACGAGGTGCTTCTTCGGCTATTTGATTGAGTACTTTGCCAAGTTTAGAAGTCTTTAACCATAATTTTAACTCTTTTTCTAGCAGAAACGTTGAAAACTGACTCTTTGGATTCATTGGCCAGAGTTTTATCTGTTTTGTATCAAGATTGAGCATACGCATAGCAACCTCACATGGTGGTATGACGACATTAAAGAACAATTTTTCTCGTCCAAGATATAAATCAGTATTTTCGTATTTAGAATTAAGGTATAAGTGGATTCGTTTTATCGTATAGTATTGATTAAATGAATACCCCTGAACAACTGAGATGTAATTATACATGAAATCAGTCTGTTCCTGTCGTATTTTTGAGAAGATGTTGTTTGGAGTAATACTTGTATTTGATGGAGGCATGACATAATTTTACCATTTATGTCAAATCTATGTCGTAATATGTACACATAAATAAAAAAAATCCTTATTTATAGCAGTATTCTTGGTTTCTGTGTTCCACTAAATCTCATACCACGTGTTAATTCATTGATAACTTCTTTCTCATATTTACCAAAATATGATGACACAACAATAAAACCACCAAGTTTCAATACATCTTGCGCCATTGAGTATAATTCAGTGCGGATAATCCACCGATTGATACAATTACGGCTTGGTCGTCTCCCTGTCTTGATATGTGTATATTCTCTTAATTCATTCACTGTATAATCCAGTAATTTATATCGTAACCATATCTCCAACCATAACTTATCATCAACACCAAATTCTTTAGCAAAACGCTTTGCTGGCTCTACAGTAAATAATTTTGATTTATTGAGGTGAATAATCATTTGAATCTATCCCCTGATTGACGGTTAATATATACCTGCTGTGCCATACCATAATCAATTCTCACTGGTTCACGAACTCCCCACACAGCAAGGGCGAGAGACATCACACGGTCATCGTGCATTCCTTCTGGTACAGTGACAGACAATCGTGTTCTTCCTGTTTCTTTACTGATAGTCATCCGATATTGAAATGCCTCTAATTCACTCAACAAGCCCTCATCATTAGGCAGTTTTATTTTATCTTGCTCTATTAACATCGCTAGGTTGTCTAAGAGATTTTTGCGGGAGGTTTCTGTGAAGACAAAGCCTTTACCGTCTTCACCGTAGATATTAAGTCCACGGGCTTTGAGGTCTTCAACAACTGGGTTACCAACTCCCGTAGAGTCTGGGACAATGAGCGCGTTCCCGAATCTTCGTGCAGTTGCTTCAATACGAGCCTTCTGTAAATTCCAGTCAACTTGGTTAAAACGGTCTTGGGGATAGACAATGAAGTGGTTGAGATTAAAAGGCGTGAGTACTGTCCAGTCTTGGTATTTCGCAAGGTCAACACCTAATTGGAAGTCTCCTTCTTCTGGTAACGCTTTATTTTGGTCATATAAATTATTTCTTACCCTTCTAAAAAATGCACCAGCATCTTCTATGAAAGAACATTCATATTCCTGTCCATAGAGAGCCTGCGGTGTGTTACGTTTAATTTCTTCTAATTCTTCTTTTGTAAAAACGTTTGTATCTTGCACACCCAATACTTGTACAAACCATTCGTTCTGGTTTTCTCGTGCCATCTGGACTAACTTCCACGAGTGATTTTTTCCTTTCGGAGTAAAAATAAACGTAGCCGTACCATGGTTCTCTCGGAGTATCGGTTGTATAATTGCTGTCCAGATCTGTTCTGACATCTCAGAATACTCGTCAAATACTACATCTATCGGGTTAATCCCTCTATGTTTATCTATATCTTCACACCCAGCAAATCGTTGGATGCTCCCGTTTTTATAATATATCGCTAATTCTGAATCATTTATTTTATCTACTATCTCTAGAGGGACATGTTCTTTAACAAGAGAGTCCCAACATACTGCTTTTGCTTGTCTATATGTTGGAAGAAAGTAGTAATAAATACCCTTTTGTAATTGGGTACGCTGTATCTGTTGGTTTATCGCTGTCTTACTCTTTCCAGCACGTCTATGAAGGACTGATATTTTAAACCTCTGTGGTGCTTTCAGGAAGTCCAACTGATAATCCCTCGGTTTGTACTGATGTGGAATTGTTATTGTCCTCACTATATGTTATTAAATTAAATTGTATTTTTTCTCCACCACTTGTCATATCAGTATCTTGTTTAGGATTTCCTTCTGCCATACGCCAAATCATATCAAAACCAACCTTTTTTGAAAATTCATCCTTTTCTTCTTCTGACATAGACATAAATTTTTCTCTCCAATACTCTTTTAGAGTTTGCCCTTTTGGTCTACCTGCTGGATTTGGTGGTGGTGTTCCTTTTGCAAAAGTCCCATCACTATTCCTTTTTACTTCCAATTTATTAGGTTCTTCCATATTATTCTAATTAATTGATAAATCTAACCATAAATAATCTTCTGGTATGTCTTTACATGTCAGTATTACTCCTCCCATATTCTCTGCGTAGCATACTGTTTTACCGTTGTACTTCCATGGGTATACTTTTGGGCGGTTTCCTCTACCGTATAAGTTTTTCTGGCGGTTAAGTTCTGCGACGTGGTCGTACCTTCCTTCTTTCCAGCGTTGCTTCATTGTGTTACTGCGTTTGAGGTTCATAGTCGTATTTCTTTATATTCTGCGAGGAGTTTTGGATAATAATCTGATGCTTTGACTGTTACATTTCTATCTTGTTCAAGTTTATCCATGAAATCTTTGCCCTCCTCTTTTAACATTCGTTTATAGAATATAGCCCCTTGACCTCCTAAGTGACAGTTGCATCTCATACACTGATAGCGAAGTATCCTTATATCGTACTTCAAATATGCCCCCAGACTTGCTTTTGCCCACATATGTCCTAACTGGCGGTTACTTCCTTGCAGATTTTTCGCACCGCAGGTATAACAGTCATGTCCATATTGTTCGTCTATTATCCGTCTACACTCCTGCCATAGTAAGTCTTGTATTTTTTTTATATTGCTTTTACTTTTTTTTCTTAATAGAGTTTTTTTCACCTCTTTATTATACCACAAAAGACTTCATTACAAAGTCTTTGTGTGGATAACTTTTCTTTTTCTCGGTCGTTTTGCTATCTCTCGCATTTTTTCTTTGAACAATGGGTCTTGTTTTCTTTTTTCTGCGGAAAGTTTACCTAGTGCTACTGCTGATGGATTTTTCATAATTATTCTTCAATAAAATCAATTAGTTTGTTGTAGCACTGGTTTAGAATTTTATGTTGTTCCGCTGTAAGGTTTTTGTTTTCAAGAACAAGGTCTACTAGTTTCTCTAATGCTTCTATAAGTTTTGCTCTGTTTTTAATTTTCATATATTTGTTTTAAGAGTGTCTTAAGCGTTTCTCTTATACCTATATATTAGCAAGCGTTCGTTAAGTAGTCAATCAAATCTGTGGATAACTAAAAACAGAACACAAATATACCTATACTGTCAAATTACCAACCCATTACCTCTAAAATATGCTCTTGTTCTAAAATCTCCTTTTTCTCCTCGTTTGCCTTATCAGTTAAGTGGGGACATTCTTGCTGAATTTTCCGTATTGCTCTGTCAAAACCCTGTAACTGTGTCCAGTATTTTATGAACGCCTTTTTATCCATTACTTCTAGGTTTGGGTTTTGGTGTATCTTTAATAAGTTCCACACTGCAATAGCCCTATTCTCAATTTTACGTGCCAGTGGCTCTTGTTCAAGGTATTTCTTTGTCTTGTTGTAGTAATGAAATCTCATAGCAATACTGCTTCATTAATCATTTGATTATACTCCTCTGGGTCTGGTAATGTGATACCCATTTGTCCTGCTTCTGATGATACATTTAACATAAACTCAACCATTTCACCTTTGCTCATTTCGCTAGTACCTATTGGCATTGATACTTTTCGTTTACCAACTTTTATTTCTTTTTTTGGTGCGAATAATCCCGTCATAATACGGTGGACTGTGTTCTTGTTCTCGCCTATGTAATCACCGATTATCTCAAAACAAGCCCACATCCACGCATTTTGGTTAAGACTTCGTTTATTCCATTTACGTTTAACCTGTAATACTCCGCTACATCCTTCGAACTTTTGCAGATTAATTAAATACTCAGGATTTTTGTATTCTGGGAAACCATCTTTAACAACAAAATGTGCGGTAAAACTTTTCATTAGAATGGTACGTTAGGTGGAAACTCATCATCTTTCTTATCCTCTTGTTTTTTGAGTGAACAAGACTGATAATAGTTTCCTTTACTGTCTTGTTTCCACCAACATGCTCCGACTTCCTCGTACTTGTCTCCTATCTTTGCTGTAATTCTAAAATCTGGCTGGTTGTCTTTTTCCTTTTTGGTATTTTTGAAAATTTGAAAGTTTGTTAGTTCCATATTAGAAAGGTGGTTCATCTGTTTCTACGACCTTTTTTGTTTTTCTTATTTCGTCTGCACTTGCAATACCATCTATCAGACCGATGTTTGCAAATCCTAATGCTCTACCTACCGCACTGGTTTCTGCTACTTCTAGTGCTACTCCACCCATCATTCCTTTGCCCCATTCTGCTTGTGAGTGTCCTGTGAAAATTAGTGGTCTATCGTATGTATGAACATTATTAACTTTACCGTCATCTCCTGTGATAAAGAAGCCAGTAATAAATACAGTTGCTTTAACTCTCACTCTTACCCCATTATCTTCTACTTCTGTAGTTATATCTCCTGTGTAAAGTCTGTGAAATTCCTTAACTCTCTCTACAACTGGTACATATTCTTTCCCTTTGATTGATATTGTTTTCATTTTTAATACACTTTATCTAATAATAGTGAATAATAGTTTAACTCTTGGGATGTTGCATTTCGTGACCACCTGTTCATGATGTCATTCTCTAATTCTGTTAACTGGGGTTCATCTCTATTTATTATTTTGAGAAACAATTTTAGTATGTATGCTGGCATGTTAATTAAAATTACCTGCTAAACCGAAATTATTTTCCATGCGTTCTAAATTTCTATCCTCTAATTCTTTGAAATCTGCATTTTCCTTGATATGGTTTCGTTCCATAGCGTCATCCTCTGAAATCCCGTCATCAAAGTAATCTCGGAAAAATGTCTCAATATCTCGCATGGTTATGTCTTGTCGCAATACAATTTCGTTAAAGTTTGACTCTGATGATAACTCGCCAAACTTATCTTTGAATACTCTAATTAATTTGTTTACGTTCATTATGATAGATAGATTAATGCTAATAATACTCCCACACTTATTGATAATACTAATGCTTTGAGAGTGGTGTGTTTTTCACCAACCCTGTCATACGCTGTGTATAAATCCCCAAAATCTGTGTTGAACATAATTGTTTTGTTATCTTGTAATAGATACAGTATAGACTGTCTGCATATTAAAGTCAACACGATTTTTACTGGGTTGTGGATAACTTATTTCTGCGTGTTTCCCACGCTATTTTTGCTCTGCGTTGCCGTTCTTTTCTAGTTATTTTCTTCTGGGAGTTCCTGCCCATCTCTGAAAATACTTGTCGTTTAATTTCTTGTGTTATTGTAATTTTCATATCTTGTGTAATTTATAATACCCCCACGACCACAACCAAAATAATAAAAATATCGGTAATGTGATAGGGAGTGTGAGTATTGCGAGTGTGTTGATTAGGTATTTCATTGTAGTGATTTTAGTTAAAAAACTGGTAAATCTTAAAATATCCATCGGGGTATCCTTTGCCTGAGTGGTAGTCGTTATAAGATATTCTAATTTTCCAATCAAAATCAACCTGGAAGTGCCAACTAAATACCCGTATGTTTATGTATAAATTACTCATTTCTGTAGTGATTTTAATGATAGAACTTGGTCTAACTTTACATATTTTTCTGGTTTTTCTGTAGTTTGATTAAGTGATGAGTATGTTGGTTTTATATCGTTGTAGTATGGTTTTATTAGTTCTATTGTTTCCAGTTCCCCAATTTCCGATTTTTGCCTCTTTATCAGTGTGGTTAGTTTACCCTCTAAGAACTTTCTATGTTTTGCTCTTTCTCTTTGATTTGTAAAACAATCATCACAACCTGCTGATATTCCAATAGAACTTTCTTCACCATACCCAACACCATCTTTCATTTTTCCGAAAGTTTCATCAAATTCCTCTAATACTACTTGTATATAGTTCATATCTCTATTTTTCGTTAATTAGTAATTTAAGGGAGGGGGTTATAGAAATACTAAATCATTATCAACTGCATAATGTAGTCCTTTTTCTGTTAGTGCCCACCCTGAACCGTTTGGAAAACCATCGTCATCAACCGCTGGCATAAGTTCTACTAATCCATCATTTCTCAATTCCAACATAGCTTTTTTAACCTCTTCTCTTGTCCCAATTTGATTAAAAAACTCATAAGGACAAAGTGGAGCGTCATCATCATTTAACCAATACCCTTTATATTCTTGACTACGGGTATATGTTCCTATATCTGTAACTTGACCACTACCTGTTAGTTCTTTGATTATTTGTTCTTTCATTTTAGTAATTCATTTAAGCGAGTAATCATTGCATTTCTATAATCATTCCAGCCGTTGCAGTACTCTTTTGATTTTCCGTCGCCTTGTATTTCCATGTACTCGTGTACTATTCTCTCTTCTGGCAAATCTAATAGTTCCGCTTTTATTATGGAGAGTTGAGATGAGTGGAGAAAAGATTTTTCATTAGGATATTTACTACGGTGTTCTTGACATATCGGTGCTTGTTCGTAGATATGCCATTTTCTTCCACAAAATCCGCATTTATGGATATTGTAAGTTGCATTGGATGATTGGTCATTTGTTTGTAGACCAACAGAACCAGATTTACACCTTATTTCCTCAAACTCTCTCTCGTTTTGTTCTATTTGTTGTTGGATTTTGTTCATGATTATTTGTTAATTGATAATGATTTGAAATAGGTGAGTAAATCTTCTCTAGAAATAAAGTAATCTCCTTTACCGCTTTCATCCCAACTATTTTCTTTCGCCCACTTTTCTATCTCCTCCCATATCTCTTGGCGAGCTTCTTGTTTGGCTTGTTGGCGTTGGGAGGAGAAATTTATTTCTGATTGATGTGAAATCTGTCTATATACCAAATTTTTCAAGTTTTCTTTTAGATTTGTTAAATCACTTGTTGACCATATTTCATTAAACTCTTTTTCCCACTCCCTCAATGTATTATCTGTCATATTTATTTTATTATTTTAATTTCTACGGTTACAAACTTTATTTTTTTGTCTATGCCGAGGTAGATAGATTTAAGTATTTTGGCATCATCACGAGACTCAATCACCCTTATATTGCCGTTGGGGAAGAGTATTGCATCTGCTTTCCATACTTTTTTGGTTTTCATGGTGTTATCTTGTTGTTAATAATTCGTCCCAGCTGGAACCCAATGTATTGAAATGATTATGAAAGGTGTTGAGTAGTTCATACTTACTGCGTGTCTAACTGCTTCATCTACTGTTTCAAATTCGCCATCTTGTATTTTTATACCCTCATATGACCCATAATCAAATGCTATTTTGTATTTCATCTTCTTTGTTTAAGTTTAATAAATGTTTTAGAGGTGGTTAGTGGGGTTACCTTATAAATACCCAAAAATATGTGTGTATCTTCCTTAAGTGTCTCTGTTTAGTGTTTGGGTTTGTAACTTTATTTGGTTTAACCAATATGGCTAAATCTTTTGCATAAAAACCCAATTCCGTTGCCCAGTTATAAACAAGACAGTGTGTCATTGTAGTTTTGCTATCTGTATAGTCTTGGCATTTGAATATCAATACCCCACCCTTTTTAAGTAACCTATACGCTTCTTTAAGAATACCTTTATAACACTTTTCAAGTTCTGAAAAATCTTTGAATATAGTATGGGTTCGTGAACTATAATAATCTTTTGCTTTTCCGTGTATTCCAAACAAAAATGGTGGGTCAAGGATAATGTTTTCAAGTGAATTACTTTCTAATGGTAGATTTGTTGCATCTGCTTGTTTAGTCCATTTATCTTGAGGATTTAGGTCAAATGTGTATTTTGGTATCTGTATTCCGTCTTTATAGAAGTTCCCTTTGAAATACATTGGGTCGCACTCTATTGGTTTTCCGCTAAGATGTATATCAATAATAGAAGCAAGTAACCATTGTTCATCATCAAACACAGACTTTTGATGTTTTTTTGATAAATTATTTACTGTTTGTTCTAAAGTTTCTTTCATCTTATTTCTTTACTTATTTAATAATGTTACCACTCAATAATCTTTGCTTTATAAGTCTTTCCACTGACCTTTACTTCTACTTCTTGACCTACTAAACTATCCTCTTTCTTTTCTTCAATAGGTGTAATTTCATAATCTCCGATAACATATTGTGCTTTCCAATAATCTGATCCGAGTTTATCTTCTATGCGAGTGATTTTTTCACTATCATCTCCACCAATGAACCAACCTTTTGTAAATGATGCTTTTGCAGACACCAGAGCATTGCCAGACACCTGAGCATTGCCAGACACCTGAGCATTGCCAGACACCAGAGCATTGCCAGACACCAGAGCATCGCCAGACACCTGAGCATTGCCAGACACCTGAGCATCGCCATACACCTGAGCATCGCCATACACCCGAGCATTGCCATACACCAGAGCATTGCCATACACCTGAGCATTGCCATACACCCGAGCATCGCCAGACACCAGAGCATTGCCATACACCTGAGCATCGCCATACACCCGAGCATTGCCATACACCAGAGCATTGCCAGACACCTGAGCATCGCCAGACACCTGAGCATTGCCAGACACCTGAGCATCGCCATACACCCAAGCATTACCATCTTCACTAAGATTTTCTTCTTTCTCTATCCAACCTCCTAATTCTCCTTTTACTACTGAACCAAAAGACATTTCTGCTTTGATTTGGAATAATGTTCTACCACACCGTACTTTTGTATTTTTTGTTAATGAGTATTTCATATTATTTATATTTATTTAATAATGTTAAATCTCTGATTAACATAGGTTCTTGCATTTTATGACAATGAGTACAATAAAATTTCTTAGTATTATCTCCTCCTATTCTGTATATTTCTCTAATATTTTTACATACAGAACACATCACATTAAAATAAATTTTTGATTTTTTGTTGTATTTTATTTCCATTTCTTATCACTGTAAGTTGTTATTTAATAATGTTTCAGATTGGCTTGTGGCGGGAAGGGTACGAGTCACACGTACTCACTAAGTATTTATTCAGTTGCGAACTGATTTATTTCCTTAGACAGTTTATGAAACTGCTCGGCTAATTTTGCCAACTCCACCCCACTAACCAACCTGACAGACTAGCTTTATACAGCGGGCAAGGATTTGCCGAGAGTGTTCTTTACCTAGGACAGTCATTACTCGTATAGTCACCTTGCAAACGGCACATTCCCTATCTTCCGCACTTTACATGCGATGGTAGCCTTCACTTGAAGATTTCAACCTTTGTAGTCGCGTTACCTATTCTGCCACCGCTATATCAAACTAACCTGTGAAGAAATGGGCTGATGAGAGGAATGTAGTGTTTTGGCATATTATCATTGCTTTCAGAATAGATAATTACTCTTACTATACATTTTCTCTAATCAATCCACTTCTTATTTCAATGTGCTAATACTGAACTGCTTGTATCACACTGATAACTGAATAATAATACTTTTCGTTGGTAAATAATTCCTAATGGCGATGTCGTTCCATCGGTGATTTTTTATAACTTGTGTTCGTGTGTTGTTGCGTGACATATATTGCTCTAACACTTGCACTTTGTGAACCTCTAATATGAGTAATTACTCTCATCAGATATTTTTATTCAGTTATCAATGTACTACTCTTACAGTATAGACTGTCTATAAATATATTGCAAATCAATCTGTGGATAACTTTTAACCCCATTGTTCTGCCATTGCTTTTGCTATACCAGTAAATGTTTTTGAACGTGCCATTTGTCGTTCTTTTGTTCCGCCTTTATTAAACCAATTTCCTGCAATTTTTGTACTTTCTACCAAAGTATTAATAACTTGATATTTCTGCCCACGTTTTTTACCGCCAGTATTTGATGATATATACGCTGATTGTGGTTTTATTTCATCAGTATATTTAAGTAATGGTAAGTTTTTTAACCATAATCTTGTTTTCTTTGTATATGGATGCCCGAATTGATATGGTTGTATTTCTTGTGTACATTTAGGTAAATTAAATATCTTACTTGATACAGGATTTTCTACACAAATTTTAGGAATGTTTGCATTAAGAAGTTTCATAAAAAACTCTTTTCCTTCTAATCCTTTTTTGTATCTTTCTTCGTTCAACTTACATTTTGGATAAAGAAAACGAGCACCAGCATTTGATAGATATGTACACGGTGGGTGAGCAATCATCATATCCCAACCTTTATCTAAATAATCAAGCACATCACCTTGTATATGCCACTCTGGTCTTCCTCCCGAACAGGGTAAAATATCGCAAGAATATGCTTCGTGTCCTTTTTCACGAAATGCTTTACATACTGTTTGACTTTCTTCACAAGCAATTAAGACTTTCATTTTACTTTTAACTTATTTAATAAAAAAATTAATTTCAACTGAACCATCTTTTTTCGGATTTACTGTCCAAACTGTAAATGAATAACTGTCTATAAGTGAATGATTGTAAAGTGATGGGATAACTGTGGTTACTGTTTTTTGTGTTTTTCTTGCTTTATCACATAATTTATCTAAAATTATTCCTATATTTTCCATAGTTATTTGTTATTAAACTTTCATTTTTGTTGATAATTTCTCCATAGCCACTCTACCTCTGAATGCTATTTTGTTTCAAAGTGAACCTCGTATGTATCAGATAGATGTCATTACTTGCAAGATTACCCCAAGAGATGACTGATATATTCCGATACTATTCAGAGAGGAGAAGGAGACAGTGGTCGTCTTTTACCTTCCCTTATCGCAATAGTACCTGAATGAACCTTTTGTTTGTGTGGGACTGTTATTTATAAGTTCTTTTAACTAAGCAGATAATGGATTAACGAGAATGCAGGATGTTCCATTCTTCTTGTCGCCTGCTTTACGAAGAATTGTCCATTTTTATTATTCACTCGTATATTACATTATCCACTTAATTCAAAGAACTTAATCTGCCAACTCCCAAGACGCAGTGTTTATCTGATTTGTATAAAACAAAAACTCTAGGCGGAGTGCAATCTTGCGATTGCTCCCTCCCTAGAGTTGTCGTTGATATTTTGGAAGGATAACCGCCTGCCAGTTTTTTCACTGACATATATATTATACACGATACATTTTTTCTTTGCAAGCCCACTTATCCCCAATTCTCACACCAGCCCAGAAAGCCCTCTCAAATCCGCAACTTGCTTGTTTACAATCAGATAGAAAATGATACAACTCTTTTAAGTTTAAGTGTGATACAAAAAAAGCAATTTCTTTTGCTTTCCATTCTTTCTGCACTTTCCATACTTCACCGACTTTATATTTCTTTCCAGCGTTTACATTTAATCTTTCTATAAATTGAGACAATACATACGCTCTCTCCGAGTTAATTTTCTTTTTAACTGGTATCTCAAATAAAGGAGTAATTAATTTATTGTCGGAGATTATTTGCATACATACATTTTACTACAACCACATTGAGTATCAACTTTTATTGTGGATAACCATATTCCCGACGCCAGCAAAAAGGTATTGCTTTCATATACCTTATATGATATAATTTATGTGTGGCAAAACAGTCGCCGAAAGTTACTGAGATACTACCACATACATATTGCAATAAAAAAAGAACCTCTCATCACTGGGAGGTTTTTTCTCTCAAAATATAGATACGTCGCTTTATATATACAAATGTTTAGACGTTATCTGTTTTGAAAACTGTTTACGAAAGTACAAGCGTTAACTGATACTCCGTACAAATATATTATAACAAAAAAGCACGCTAGTAGATACACGTGCTTTCCTGTCTAACTAAATAGTGTCACCCTAATTACGACCCATCAGGGTGAGTTATTTTATAAAAGTATTTCATTTTTATTCAAATCAAGATAAAGTATTTTACCACTATTTCTTTCATAAATTCCAAAACAATTAGCAATATTTTTACTATCATTACTTAATTTTGATGGAAATTGTAAATTGTTAGTTAAAGGATTTATATAACCAGTTCTTATTTCAACTTTTAATGTTTCATCTCCTTTCATAGCAATAGCATCACAAAAACAAGATGCTGATAATGCACGAAATACAGAATATCCTTTTTTCATTAAATCAGAACATACTAATAATTCAGATATAGCACCAACAGTACCACTACTTAAATTAGTTAATCTACTTGAATAACGACCAGTAATAATTGAATTTCTTTTTTGCATACATTCCCTAGAACAGGTTTTTTTATTTGGTTGAACAGACTTTACTTTTTTAGAACATATTTCACAAGTAATAATAAATTTAGGTTCACTTTTTATATAAGGTTTGTTTGACATATTATATATAATATCATACTGAATACCCCTATTCAATGGGTATGGTTGCATTATTTCCAACAACTCCATCTACCTTGTAATCCATCTCTAAAATACCTAGCCATTCGTTCAATACTATAATCTGGGTCAATTGCCTGTTCGTAGGTTATATCGGGATTGTAGTCTAAGTTCCATTGAGCAACCCCAAATGACCTTTCTCTTTTTCCGTCTTTTATATGATAACTTTGTAGGTCAAAAACAAAATCCCTATTCTCACATTCTAGGACTTTAATCATATCAGTTTTTGATACTTTATATTTATCTGAGTATTTATCAACCAAAGATAATACTATCTCTTTTGGTGTTTGTATTGTTTCTAAATTATTTGCTTGTTCTTGTAAGTTTAGTGCTTGTGCATTGATAAGTGCTAAAAATGAAAATAAAAGTGGCGTCATAGATTAATATACATCGGGAGTTCCGAACTTCTCTTACTTTATATCGGACGACTAATCCGAGAGGTAAATGCTATTTCCGTATACCAGCAACAGTGAGGTCACCTTTTTTGTAGCGGTGATACCAGTTTGAAATGATACCAACGACTGCAAGTGTACCTCCGATAAGTGACATGATTTCATCACTCCCAATGTTTATTTTGAAGTGATTTAATATCAAGACAATTACCCCGACGATTGCTGTGTAATTTGTTGTTTGCGTTGTACTCAACATGTATCAATTATACCATACATGTGATATAAAAGGGGAAGTGTTTTGCACAACCCCTTAGGACATCAGTCCTTAATTGACTCTCGCTTGCGTCGTTCAACGCAGGTATCGCAGAGTTTCAGGACGATTTCATTTCCGTCAACTCGTGCGATTACTATTTTGTGTACTGTGTGTTTATTGCACACTCTGCACAGTCTCATGACCATTCCGATGATTGTCATGTTGTACTCCTTTGCAGACGTGGCAATAATGGTAGTAGTGGATAAACCACATGTACGTGTTATTGCCACAGTCTGGGCATTGTACTCGCTCTAGGACACGGTTATCACGTCTGGCGGTATAGATACGACGACAGATTGAGTGAAAGAACTCGTTGTCTGCATGGAGCATGTACTGTTCAAATCGTTTAACCTCTTTACCACACTCAGGGCAGATGCCCCACGGGAGGTGAAGCGGTTGGAACTGGACAACAGGTGTTGCCCGCTTAGGTCTCATTCGTTTCATTCAACGACTCCTCCATTGGAAAGAGAACGTCACATTGCACACAGGTTGTGAGGATTTTCTGAATATCCGTGCGGTAGTCAATGTTCTTGCCACACGTAATGCAGATACCCTCAAACGATACCTCACCATTCGCACATGCTGATACACGCATAATGGTGATTTGACGGTCACAGGTCGGACATGGAAAAGACAGTTTGTGCCACATATACACCTTTCAAAGGACTAAAGTACACATTACTGAATATCGGGTAGATTTAAGATATTCAGTAGTCTATACTCTAAAAAATCTTGTTTCAAGTTTCAAATCATCAACATAATGCAAAAACCAACCTTCTAATGTCCATCGATTATCTAATTCTCCATTATTAGAATTGTTAGACCAAACTCTATCATCTCCATCATAAATTCCTATATGTCCTCGTCCACCTTTAATTCCTGTATATGATACAGAAATAATAATATCACCACGAGACAGTTCTTTTTTGGTGATTTCTGTTAAGTTAGATTTTAGCCATTTATTCATTTCAACAGTTCCAGCAATTCCTCTTGTTGGCAAAGGAAAACCAAACTCTTTTAAGATATAACTCATACAACCACAACAATTTAGATTTTTTGGTATGCTAGTATCTAGCGTGAGATACCGACCTTTTAATGATATTGCTAGATTGTATAATCGTTCAGATTTAGTTTCCATTGGTTTAATTATATCACTTGGTGGTGGAGGTACAATGGGGTTATC